TCTCCTTCTAATCCTGTTTTTGTTCTAACTAAAACACTAATATCGTCTCCTGCTAACTTTCTTAAAAAATGATATTTTACTTTAAAAGTACCACTATCAAATCCCAATTCTGTTATATGTTTTCCAGGATAAAATTCTATATTACTATTTGTATTTACAGAAAATTCTGCCAATGAAAGATTTTTAAATTCAATAAGATTATTTTGGCTATCGAGAATTTCAAAATAAACAAAATCTCTATTACCTTGAGTTCCCCATAAACCATCTTCATATGGTTTTTGACCTACTCTTTTAGTAATATGAGCATTCAGTAATTCTATATCTCTCCGTTCAAGCTTACTTGCCATTACAATTCTCTCAGTTTTCTATCTAGAATACTATTAACAACTGTTTCGTTATCTTTTAATTGGTTTACTGTTGTATTATGTATTATTTTCGAAGACGGATCTTCATACAACTTACCTGTATAAGGATCTTCGAAAAGCAAAATGTTACCTTCTCGATCTTTATATAATAGAGATCCATCATCAGCTGAGCCCGAAGCTGCTGCTCTTTCTAATAACAAGGCTTTTCTTTGTAAATATTCTTGTTCATCTCTGTCAATCAACTGTTGATAAAAAGTAGAATTTTTTAATTCCTCTTGAGTATAAGGCATTTTTTATCTCACTACTTTAAAAACAAAATCATCATCAAAATATTGTATCGTTTCCTCTGAAGTATTACTACCACTTACAACTTTAAATTCAAATTTATAATATCTTTCTGACTGCAGCCCATTCATCCAAAAATTAAAATAGTTGCCAGTAGAATCACAACTGATTAAAGAACCTGTTCCATAAGGAACAATAACATCTTCTGTCTGGGTATCCAATATAGAATAGTAAGCTCCATCTTTACCAATATTTGCTTTACTTCCACTCGGTAAATATTTTGCTGTAAGATATTCTGAAGCAGTATTCGAATATGATTTTGTTGGATATCTTTCTCTTCCAACAACTCTAAATTTTGTTTTAGATTTTTCTTTATATTCAGGTCTTAACGCTTTCATATAAAAAACCATATCTTCTAATTGTGTGGAAGAAAGCGCACTAAGTGAACCAGTATTCCATACTGTATCATACCACTCTACTTCTAACTTTGGCGGATAAATTGTATGAGTATTACTAGAGAAAAATTTAAAATTTCCTAATCTATCAGTGCTACCTTCATCAGTACTTGTATCTGTATTCGATAAACTTCCACTTCTTTTTATAATAAATCCTTCATTTTCATATGTTTTATCCATCCATTTAGATACAATTGGAGTAACATCCATTCTCATATCTGTAGTACCATATGCAAAAGATTGTGAACTATAGGAGGATGTATACCAAGTACCGCCGGTCTCAGAACCACTGACCCAATAATTTTTTGCGGTAAGACCGTCTCTATAAGCCCAACTTGCTCCTTCTTGTGTGGCTGGGCTATCACCTAAAAATCCTTGACCAACTACCCAACTTTGACTAACTGGGTAGGCATAAAGTGATTGACTATAGTTTATATTAACCGGATTTGCATCATACATATTTAAATAAAATTTTGCATCTCGTGCAATAGTTCCTCTGTGCATTGATTGAGAAATATAAGCTAAGTCAAATTTCATTAAAATACGAGAAACTCTAACATTTCCTCCTGAAGCATTCATACTTTTATCTATTTGTAATATTTCGTCAAGTCCAGTATTTCTACTAGATGAGGCTTGGTACATAGTTGTGTCTGCGTCTGGAAAAATAAAATAATGCATTAGTTACCTCCTGCTGAATCACCAATAACTCGACCTTCAACGTCTATTGATGGATACTTTAATTCAAATATACTTGGATCTAAAGATGGATAAACAATTCCATCTTTTGTAGCCCCTTTAATATCATAAACATTTCCCGAATAACCACTTGATTCTTGAAATTTATTGGTTACTAAAACAGGATGACCAGCAACATTATCTTCTTCAGGTGGTATAACTGCTGAAACCCCATCTACAAGAGATATCTGATAAGCTAAGTCTGCTAAAATAATTGGTTGTCCTATTTGCCATTTATCTACATTAAAAAAATCTTTAATTTTTTGTATTGCTTGTAAAATAACCTCTTCTTTATTATAACCAACTTTTGTAAGTAAATTAAATTTAATTCCAACATTAATAACAAACGCATCTTTAATATTAACTGCATCAGTTACCATTCTAAATTGAGTTAAATAAGTTTGTATATTTTCTTTTACAGCCTTATTTACAGTAGTCAATTTCTTTCCAGCATCAAATCCCAATGTATATAAATTCAATGCTAATGGATTTATAATTCTAGAATCAGAATTAGCTCCTGATTGACTATCTAACTGTGTATCTTGTACGATATAACATTTAGCAATATTACCATATTTAGGTGGCAATGCATAGACTCTTGTAATATAATCTTCTTTAGTTACAGCTCTCTGTTGAGCTTGAAAATATGCTAAAGCATTATTTTTTACTTCTATAATACTTTCAGCATCCTTTCCACCAGAACCTGGAATAACATTATTTACTGCTACAGATGCCTTTGTTTGGTTTACTAAGCTCGTTGTAAGTCCAGACTCATCTAAGGAAATTTCTATCGAATTAATATTTCTTAAACTGTTTGATCTAACATTATGATTAACTCCGCCACCATATCTATATGTAATAGTTAATTGAGTATTTGAAGGTGCTTGTCCATATGCTTTAGTTTTTAAAAAATTTGAAGGATCAAATGCTGTGCCTAATTTAGATGGTGAACCAGGAAGAGAAGAACCAACTTCGTCTGGATTAGGAATTATTTCCTCATCAGGACTATCTGATGTTCCAGCACCAAATCGTAATTCAGTTTTACCATCTTCTCTAATAAAAGTTGTAAATCTACGAGCAGTTTTAAGTAATTTAAGTAAATATGGAGCTTGATCACTATATGTATATAATTCATCGTCATTTTTTGCTATATTTGTCATATCAGTATATACTGTGTCCTGAGCTAAGAAAGGAACTTCATACCAATTATTTCCATCACTATCTGTTACTTTAGTTATTTCTGTTACATTTTTATTAGCTAATGCAATTCTACTATACTTTTCAGCAGTATTAAAAGTAAAATATTCTGTAGCAATTTCCCCACTAGAAACTTTAACAGATTTTTTTAAAAGATAAGTTACAGGAACATTATCACTACTCTCATAAACAGTTATCTCCATTGGATCATAAGAACTTGAAAAACTAAAATTACAATCTTCTTGTGTAATAAATTTTATACCAGTATCTGAAACTATTTCCATTCCAGATTTTACTGCTAGAGCATAAGTTAAATCTGCTTTAGTAGAATAATCATCACCTTCGCCGGCACCTATAGCCGGTACAGTTTGAAAAACATCTAATCCTGTCGTAGCAGGTGTAGATAATTTTGGTGTATACCCTAAAGACTGAACCATATTATAAACGGTTTTCTTTTCTTCAGCAAATGCTAAAAGACTTTCTTTAAATTGGTTATCTATATAATAAGATAATACATCACCCACATATGCTGCCATTTCAATAAAAATCATACCAGGAGAAGATTCATTAAAATCATTATACTCATTAGGAAAATATACTTTAGCAAATTCAATTAAATTACTTTTAAAGGATGTAAAATCTTTATTTAAATATCTAACTTCTTTTACTGATTGTTTTGGTGCTGTGTATGGCATTATTTATCTCCGATAATTACTTTATTGTACTGCCAAATAAGTATTCTTTTGGTTCTTGACTTTTAAAATCCATAGATAATTTTTCTACTTGAGTGCTATCTATATCTAATGAAAAATGGATAGATACATTAATTGCGTTTCTATTATTTGCAGAAAAATTAGTTTCAATGGATTCTATCCCAACAAAAGGTAGCCATTCACTTACAGATGATCTTATAGTCTCTTCTATTCTATTTTCTAAATCATCTCCTTCTTGTTCAAAAATAACTTTTTCCAAATCTGATCCAAATGTGGGATTTCCTAATCTTTCACCTTTTTTAGTTAATAAAAGATTTTTAATATTATATTTAGTTTGCTCAATAGCTTTCTGCGTTCTACCAAAAAATCCTTGGTTACCGTGTTCCAATGGTAATTTGAGCCCTATATAAACACTTGGATTTAAATCATTTTCAATTACACCCATTATACACTCTTCTTTTTATTTATTGCTTTCATTACATCTCTATAATCTCTTGTTAATGCTCCCATAACTTCTTCTGGAACATTATTTGGATCTACACCAGCCGCTTGAGCAGTATCAATAGCAGCTGCTTTTCTTCTCATTTCATCACCACCGCCTACAGAACTTCCATTGTAACCAATTAACTCAGTCATCCTTTCAGTTGTATAAGGATTACCACTTATTGTCGGATATTCTTCAAACTCTTGAGACTGTGCTGTTTCATTTAAAATTTTATTCAACATCGGATTTTTGGTGTAACTTACTTCTTTTTTAAATTTTTTAGGCTGTAATTTTACAGAAGTATCTTTAACATTCTCTTTAATAAATATCTTCTTTACTTCTTTTTTAACTTCATGCCTAACTATTTCTCTTATTAAAGAAATAATTTTTTTAGTATTTGCCATAACTAACTCCTATTTGTATATAAATATATTAAACTAACATATTCTTACGTTCATCTGCTAAACGCTTTTTCGCTTCTTTTCTATTTTTTTCTTTTTCTAATTTACGATTAGTATTATCTACAAATTTTTCTAAATTATCTAATATTGGCGGAACAACATTAATTGCGTCTCCTATATCTTTTATTTCTTGAGTAGCTTTATTAATTATAAATTCCAGCCCATGTGCTATAGCTGCAGCCGCTGGATTTAAAGCAGATCCAATTACAGAAGATTTTCTACTAGCTTCAGATGCATCTTTACCCGCTTTTAAAGAAGTTCGTATAGATTTAACTCTATCAACTGTATCCCTTACTTTCTGTTTAACTTCTTCTAAAGTAATCATATCTCTTTCAATTTCTGCAAGCTTATCAAGTTGCCCTTCTCCAGATCTCATACCCTTAATAACTTTATCAACTTTTCCATCCATATTTTTTCTTGTACCGACAATTTGATCATTTATAACTTCTTTTATTTTATCAGAAACCGCACTCATAGCTATTCTCCATCATTTGCTATAAAAACAGTATTACTAAAAATAGTTGGTAAAGTGTCGTTTTTCATTCCACCGCCATCTTCTTCTCCAATTAATAAGTTTTTTAATTTTACAGCAGCATCAGATATTTCTGTTATACCTATTTCAGGTTTTGAAATTTCATTACAAAAATCACTTAACGCATCAATTAATTTTTCAAATAAATCTTCTAATTCAAATCCTTTTACAGCTGGATTTATTGCATCAACTTCACCCAATTGTATATGACCATTTTTTCCAGGCTCTAAAGTAATTTCATAATTAGAAGTTAAATTAATATTTCTTACAGCAAACATATGAATATCACCGTTATTCTTTGCACCATTCTCATTTTCACTTGGATTGCCTTTTGCATTTATAACTATTTTATCTGAATTAATAGTTATCATATCTCCATCCATAACTCCTCCAAGAGTAGGTGGATATTTATTGGATACAGCAGCTGGATTTAAAACATCGCTTTCAGAATCTAATGGACCAGATGTTAAATAGATTGAAGAACCATCCCCATTTATATCTTGTACATGAGGAAAGCTTCTGTTATATATTTTTCTAGGATCTATCCATTGTCTATTTGTTATTTTTATACTTGGATTTTTATATAAAGTATCACTACCTAACTTTATTCCTTGTCCAAATCTACCATTTATAATTAAATCACCTTGTTGACCCAAAATTTTTCTATTATGTTTAGTTCTTTGTGGTAAAACTAGTCCTTCACCCCTTTCTCCAGCTACACGATTCATATTTACTTGATTTCGTATATTTAAAGAATGATAATAAAAATATTGTCCACCATGACGAGCTACATTCACAACTTCACCTTTTGTTGGATAAGCTGTTATATGTGCTGATAACGGTTTTATATAGTCACTTATTTCATCACCTTCACTTTGACTATATAAAAATCTAGCCTTTATTGTTCCTAAATAAGAATAATCAGGAATATTTTTATTATTTGTATCTTTTATAGTAGGAAAATCTTTTGGGTCAAGTAAAACTTGTAAAACCATAGCAGGTTCAAGTTCATAAAATTCAGATATTTCATCTACATTATCTTTAATAATACCATAAACATCATCATATGTAGTAAATCCTGTTTTACTTATGTCTCTATTTAAAATAGAAGAATTTCTACGATAAGCCATTAATTACTCACTTTTTTTATATCTACATTAATTTCATCTGAGCGTTTTTGTAAGTCTGTTGCAGCATCTTCTAAAGCACCCATAAGTTGCTCTTTTTCAGAATCAGATAAACCAAATTCTTCTCCAACTCCCCCTCTTTGCTCGGATGATATAATACGTTGTACAACTGCAGCCATTTTCACTAACTGGTCATCATTTTTTACATTTATCTCTAAATATTCTTTTAACATAGGAATGATCTGTACAGCTGTATCGCCGTCTTTTATAAAGCCAACAACCTCTTGCATTAAAACTTCTAGCTGTTTTTTATTAGTTTGTGTATTGTCATAAATATCTTTAAATAAATCTGATAAGGATTTACCATCAAATACTTCAAAATCGATAGCCATTTTTTACTCCAATTAGATAATATTTTTTAGAATTGTTGTTATATATAAATATTTGACTTTTTAACTTTTGATTAATATATATGATAGTTATATATAGGGTGGAAATCCCTTTTTCAATAACTAACGGGAGAAAAAACATGAAGGAAATAATAACAATGGTGAAAGGCTATGTAGATGATTTAGCTCATCTAATGATGTCTTTTGTAGCTATAGGTGCTGTGTCTGAAGTAATTTTCGGAACCGGTGTCTTTGGCGTCAACGTTATTGGTAACCTGACATCAATCATAAACACATTCGGTGAGTCCGGATTTGCTGGGCTTGTCGCCTTGTTGGTGTTGGTGGGTTTATTCCGTAAGTAATATAGGAGTAAGTAAAAAGGGGATTGAAAAATCCCCTTTTTTATTCTTTAATTTCTAATTAAAGATCCAGTATAATTAACATCAACCACACCATCCTTATCAAATTCTAAAAACAGTCTTTTATTAAATTTCTTCATTACATTTATTATACGAGTTATATGTTGAGTATTAGAACCAGTCATTTCACGAATCAAAATATACAAAGCTTTCTTATTAAAATTTTCTATATTTCCTTTTATACGAAATAAATGTAACACTGAATCAGCAACTCTAATATCCTTATCTCTGTGAAATATATTAGTCAAATTAACATTCCAAAAACGATGCAATTCATTTATAAATAATTCAGCATCTGTAGATTTTTCAAGTTCTTTCTTTTCAGAAGTAATATTTCTTTTATAATCTAATACATCCATTTCAGAATGTATTTTACCCATTTTATAATTTTTATTATTATTTAAAATGAGATAGTTTTTTGCTACAATACTAAAGTAAGAAAAAGCTTTACCTTTACCTTCTTTAAATTTGTGTATATTTAAAACTAAAAAAGAAACTACTTCGTGCTTTACTTCTACTGAAGATACATCAAAATAATAGAACTTAAATGTGTGAATTATATTTTCAGCTAATTTATCAAAAGCTGCTCTAATATGTTCATTATAAATTGTATTTCTTAATACAGGATTATCTGATTTATTATAACGAATTATTGCATCTTCAGTTCCTTGATGAAAATAATAATTTTTCTTTTTAGCCTTCTTCTTTTTAACTATTGGTTTAACTGATGATTTTACCTTTACTGTAGATCCTGATTTTGATGTTGTAACCATTATTCTTGTTCCCCTTTAAATTTATCTAATTGTTTTATTATAGTTTTTATTTGTTCATATATAGTTCCCGTTTCATCATCAGATTCAAAGGATCCTAAATAATCTATTTGCTTTAATTCAATATTAACTTTTTCTATTGTTTGAATAAAATCTTCTATCCATGTTTCTAATATTTCTTGTTTAGTATTTAAATTCCAAATTATATAACAAGAAGATAAAAACCAAAGAAATAATATTACAACACTTATTTCTAAAATCATCATTTGTCTCCAAATAATTCGTCAAAAAGGTCTTGTGATTTTTGACTTAGTTTAGGTGAAGGTTGTTCAGTTTCCGTTTTAGGCTCAACTGCTTTTTTCATATTAGTTGTAAGTTGAGTATTATATTCTTCATCTAAACGATTCCATTCATCCGATTCAATATGTGTCGCCATCATATCAGCTTGATGAAGTATGTACGCTATATTAGACTTTAACCCCCAGTCAGGGTTGTACGATATATAATAAGATTTATTTGCTTCCTCGTATAAACCATCAGTTAAACGTATTCCGATGTATTCCCATTGTGTCATAGAAATTCCGAAGTGATTTAAAAGAAAAATAGCTCGGTCGGTAACAGACATATATTGAAGTTTCGGATTATGTGTGTATATTTCTCCTCTATTCTTGCGATGCCATTCGGAGTCTTGTGGAATATAATAATCTTGATTTAAGTCACCTACCTTACCTAAGTCGTGATGCATAGCAGCAAAGATAAGTTCTTCATCGGTAAAGTTAATCTCAGCGCCATTAGACTCCCACAACTCTTTAAGTTGAATAGCGCAATCAGTTACATGCAGTACATGCTCTACATACCCACCTACCATAGCATTATGATATGCTTCTTTACCACTAGCTGGTGCTATTGACATTCTTTCTTCAAAGTACTGATACATATTAAGAAGTTTTTCTCTTCTATTATTAGGATAATCTTCTGAAAATGTATCTTTAATTAAGTTTATAAGTTTAACCCAATTCTCATGGACTTGTTCTGCTGTTAATTGTTTCATTACTATAACCGCTCCCCTATTAAAGTTATTATATTATTATTTGATTCAAATTGTTCACTATATACTATTGTTACTAACATTTATCTTCTCCATTCATAACCATTTTTGGTAAATTTAATTTCATCATATTTTCTTAAAGCATTTCTATAACCGCTAAACTTTATTCTAACACCCCAACCGAGATAATCAGTTATTTGTCTTTTTGTTACAAAACCTTTATGCTTAATAAAATCTCTAATCTTTAAAACACTTTCAGTTTCTCTCATATCTTTTAAGTCAAATACGTTTTCCCAATTACCAAACCACTTAGATATTCTTTCTTCCCACAACATATTTTTTGCTAACGTTGTTGTATCATAATCAATAGGATTATCTAACATAGCATTAAATTTATTTTTAAAATCTTTTCTATTATCATATAAGAAAGGATAAGGATCCTTTACCACACTTGTCATTTCTGGATAGCATAGTTTATTTGGCAACAAATAAGGAACTCCTACAGAGAATCCATCGGTAGTAGAAATACTCCAAGCAGAATAAGTTTGAAATGTTCCTACGCCAAATTTCATTTGCGATAAGAAATCCATATAATCATCTCTACTTTCACAATTAACTCTTTTATTCCAAGGTCTATCTACTTGCGTCAATGTAGTATATACTTTAAAATCTTGCCTTTGTTCCCATATTTCATCAACTACCTTTACAAACCATTCCCAACCTGTATAACCAGCACCTCTATGATTAAATACAACCGTTTTATCTTTGTATTTATCTCTTACATTAATTCTATCTACACCTAAATAATGTGGTTGGATAATTTTGTGTAATCTATCTATAACCTTATCATTCCAATGGTGAGCTGCATTTTTAATTGTAAGTTGTTTTAACCAATCACTATTAACACCACATTCATCCATCATAAGTAATCCAGCTACACTTTCATATAATGCTCTAGCAGGAAAATCTTTATGAACACCATCTCTGTCACCATAAGGAGCATTTTCAGGTACCTCAAACCAATGTGAATACCCAATAAATTTTGGTGTAATATTAGAATTGTTATGTAAACAATTAGCCATCTGTAAAGTATGTTCTGGCAAATGAGAATACACTATATCAAAATCATTGTTTCTCCAATCAACATGATTCATAAATTCTATAGTATTAAAATGTTGACGCATTTGATTTATATAGGTAGGTAGTTCATATATTTTTACGTCTAAGTTACTCATCTTATCAGATAATGTCCACGGACTTAATGAACCAATTAGTTCTGGGATTAAAATAGTAAAGTGTATCTTCCACCTTTTACTCATATATGGCAAAACGTGGCGAAGGACCTCTACCAGACTGTCGGCCTCTAGATTTTGTCTATAAGTATAATTTCCATAAAGCAGTATCTTATAGTCATACTGTTCTGTTGCATTAGAATCATCTAAAAATTTATCTATATCTTTTATCATATTAAACTCCTATTTAATAGAAATCTAATATTTTAAAGTATGATTCTAATTAGTTTGTGTATTAAATATACACTTAGCTTCCTTAGAATTAATACATCTGAAATATTACGGGGGCTGCATCACCTTAACACAGCCCCCTCTATTTTCATTTTATTTTACATTCTTAACCTTTACCACATTACATGGAATACATGAAACAACTGTATTTTCTATAGTAGTTTCACCACTATTAGAATGTGCTACTTTATGAGCCTTTACTGCGTCAGACAAACCTAACACTTTACCACATGCATCACCATTCTTTTTAGATACTTGACATTTCTTATCAGCCATAATCCACATCCAAGCAAATTCGTTGTCTGTAATCACTCTTTTTCTATCTACAAGTTTAACTCCGTCATTTTCGTATAAACCATTCATTTTTAGAATTGTGATTCGCATATCTAATCCATTAGGATCTTGACCAAGTCTAGTTTTCTGATGATAGATTGTTTCATTTAAACCAACTGCTATTTCTTTTTTAGTAAGTTTACCCAATTTTATATGAGTTTTGTAAAACCAATCCCAAACTCTAGACCAATCAGTAACCTTTACATCTGAATTAGTAGTTAATTCATGAACAACCATTACTAGATTTAAGAAAGTACCTACATTAAACGCTTTATAAGTTTTTGAATCTACATCTTTTATCATTTCAAAACACTTATCCAAAATGTCAGTTATTTTCTTTTGAATCTTAACTTTCGATGCATATTCATCTGATGCGTAAAGACCATCAAGAACTGATTTATTCAAACCGCTGGTACGTCCCATTCCATCCACTATAGCAACTATTTTGGCTAAAACTTCATCCTGTCCCATTCTTTTAAAAGGAAAATTTAAATACTCTCCTTTACCAGAACCATTTATTGAAAATATTGGATGTAAATCATACTCACCACCAAGCCTTGCCGTTTCACGAACAAACACAGCCATTTCACTAACAATTGCGTTTCTTTTTTCTTGATTCGACATTTGATTTAAATCATTCAAATCAATAAACATTTGGTGAATAGCTTCATCCCCACCTTTTGTTGCAACTACAGTAAATTTATAATCCATATATTTTTTATATATTTTAGGATATAAATTCTTCAGATCTGTTATATTCAATCCTTTAAGTTTGACAACTTTCGGTAGTAATCCTCCACCAAAATCTTTTTTTGGTATAGGTATCAATTCCACATCACCTAAAGGAAATTTAGCATCAATAAAATCAATATTAGTTCTTGATCTTTGTTGACCATCTATAACTTCAATTAAAGCTGCTATAATCTTATCTCTAATTTCCTCAGCTTCAGGTGTATTTTGCATCAATTGACCGTTTAACGATTTATATTGAAAAAGATCAATGTCGTTATGAACTCTCATATACAAGTATGGAATTACTGACTCTCCTTCAACAATATTTTTCATTAGATTTTGTTGCCAAGTTTTATTATCTTTAGCAACATAATCTCTTTGATACGCAGGATTCATATTTAACTGACCTTTATCAAACAAATCATATATTTGTTTAACTGTCATATCAAAACGAACCTGTATCGTGTTTGTGTAATATCCCATGATATTATCTCCTATTTAGTGTTAGTATTAAACAAGCATTGATAACGATAGGGAATTTCCTCAACTCCACTATTGAATTGTTATATACTTGCATTTATCTACCTACCTCTTTGAGATACTTAGATTTGGTCTCATCCCAGGTTTTCCCTACTATGTCGCCATAGAAAAGTTTCTCTGGTTTAAGTCTATTCTCATCAAACAACTTAGTATATCGTCTGATAGCTTTTGGTTTCCACCACTTCATTATATAAGCACTATCATCAGTATACTTCTGTTTCATCTTTAAATCTTTTTCTTCTATTTCACCTCGTAAAAATTCCTTACCATTCTCATAGATATCAGCATAGAAGATACCTCTTTTAAATCCGTGTTGGTATTGTGAAGCCTTAACTCCAACTGCTTTAAAAATCATACCAATAATTTTTTGTTTAATTCCCGTTGGCGGTCCTGCGACACCTTCTTTTTGTGTATTTATTTTTTTATATTCGTCTGCTCGATTTTCTTTTAACCAACCAACCCAAACTTCATAAGTTGAATCGTCCGGCTTTAATGCTACTCTGCCAACTGATTCGCCTAAAGTTTTCCAATGTGGTATGCTATTGTACATAGAATGTATACCATACAAAGATGTAGTTGAAAGTCCTACCAAAGTTTGTCCATAAGTTTTTTTCCAAGCATCTCTAACTACTGAAGATGTTACTAAAGCTGCTACTAATTTACCACCTAAAAAATTATATCCTAATGGTTGAACACAACATATTGTTGTACCAATAGAAGTATGTTTCAATTTACCATCTTTATATTTATTATCTAATGACCAACCAATAAATCTATCTCTAGCTCCTAATGAAGTT